CTTCCCGCCGAATAGGGCGGCGATTGCCCCTCTAAAATTCATTCGGTTCATCACTCCTTAATTCGGCAGTATCTGAGGAAATCTTCCTCATGGTCGCAGTAGCCCACAAAGGCGTTGAGCAGGCTCACCATGCCGTCAATGCGCCGTGTGGAAGATGTTTTGACGGGCTGCACCGTTTGGATGCCGTCCCGGTTTAGCGTCTTGACGCCTGTGTTCAGCAGGCACCAGCGGAGGATGGGGTTGTTTTGGTAGACCACGCGATGCTCCTCGAACAGCCCGCCCAGGCGCTTCATGGGGTAGGACCAGGTGAAAGGCCCCTGAGGAATCTTGACCATCTCAAAACCCTTGTCCTCCATGTCGTTTTGCCAGTAGCCGGCCAGGGCGCGGTCGTAACAGATCCACAGTGGGCGGACCCCGTGCCGTTCCACCATGTCCGTGAACCACTCTGTCACCGCCCGGTAGTCCACGGTGGCCCCTTCGCAGATGGTCAACCAGCCCTGCTCTGCCCACAGCCGGTAGGGCGCTTCCCGGGCGTTGCTCTGCTCAGTGGCGCTCACCCGCGCCTGCGGCAGGAAATACTGCTGCAGGACATAGAAGTTCGGGTCCTCCGGCTTGCGGATCAGCAGCGTCGCGCAGGTGAGGTCTGTCGTGGCGGAAAGGTCGCAGCCGCCAATCGCGTAGGTGTTGCCCAGGTAGGCCATGTCCGCCGCCGATTCATTCAGCACCGCTTCATACGGCAGCCACGCCGCGGCGCTGTTCTCCGGCACGTTGAAGTCCTTGGTCAGCACCGTCTGCAGGAAGGTCGGGTCGCGCTTGGCCTTTTCCACATTCTCCGCCAGCGTCGCCATGCTCTTGATGCGGCCCAGCCCCGGGTTGGCCTTGCCCCAGCACTTGGGGTCACTCCATTCGTCCCGGCTGTCCAGTTCATACAGGAGCGGCAGCAGGCGGTAGTCCTCAAACCCAGGCTCCCACAAGGCCACCTTGCTGCAGTAGTCATACTTGGCATCAAAAAAAGCCTCGCGCACAAAGCCGTTGGTCGAAATCAGCCACGCCATCGGCTGCTCGCGGGCGGCTTGGCTCTGGACCATCACGTCATAAATCTTGCTGTCCCGCGCCTCATGGAACTCGTCCTGGCTGAAGAAGTGCGCGTTCAGGCCGTCCATCGTCTTCGTGTCGGCGGCCAGCGCCTTCAGGCTGGACATCATCGCCGGGAAGTAGATGTCCGACTGCCGCTTCTTCGTGATGGACCGGATGGCCTCTGACTGCGCCCGCATGTTCACGGCTTCGTTGAAAATCAACTTGGCCTGGTCGAGTTTGTTCGCGGTGCAGTACACCTCGCAGCCGTTCTCCCCGTCCGCGATCAGCATGTACAGTTCGACCGCAGCCGTCTCGGTCGACTTTCCGCACTTGCGCCCGCGGATATCCACAACCTCGCGGAAACGCCGTTTGCCGCCCGCGTCCAGCCAGCCAAACGCCAGCGCAATCTTGGCCTTCTGAAACAGCTCCAGCTCCAGCTTCTGCCGGCCCCACCTGCCCTTGGAATGTCGGCAGTAGGTTTCGATGAAATCAATCGGGCGCTGGGCGGCTTCTTCGTCAAAGCGAAATCCCGCCGGCGGCGCGTCCATCCACGCCACCTCGCGCTCATACACCGACCGCACCTTGGCGCTAACCACCTCATCCCCGCGCCGGACGGCCTCCAGATACAAGCGCGGCCAATTCACGGCGTCACGCCCCCTTGCCGCCAAGAGCAAACTTCATGATGGCCTCAGCAGCGTCCCTGCTCGACTGCGGCATCCCGTCACAAATCTGCTTGACCACCTTCATGTAGGTGTTGACCATTTTGTCGTACACTTCCACGGCGGAGGACTTCTTCCGCCCGGACTGGTTCGCCCCGTTCTGGTAGGTCTCGATGATGCCGTCCCGCCTGATGATCAAGCGGGTCTCCTCCAGCGTAACGGCCATAAACGCGGCGTCCTGCACCAGCCCGTCCATGATCTTGGCCGATTCCGGGCTCAAGTCGACCAGTACCCGGCGGAGCCGAGCCAGCTCCTTTTTGATTTTGGCTTCTCGCTCAACTTCTGTGAAAATGCCGATATCTTCGGCCATGTCTACACCCCTTGCATTATCTTCGGTCAGTATCAGGAGGGGAGGGCGGCGGTTTGGGAAGGGAACGCGCGTTCGTTATATCAAGGGGGGACTGTCCCCGCTCCGGCGTGGAACAACCTGCCCGTCCTCATCGAACACAAAACCATCCACCACGTCCCCCGCGCCACGGTGCCGCTTCTGATGACAGTCGAAGCACAGGCACACGAGGTTGTCCAGAGCCAGCGACACACGCCCGTCTGTGATGTTCTGCGGCGTCAGCTCAACGATGTGATGAACTTCCTCGGCACGACCACCGCAGTCCACACAGCTGTATCTGTCCCGGTTCAGCGCGTGCTGGCGCTGTTGCCTCCACAACTTGGAGAGGTAGAACGCCCGCGCCCAAGGCTGTGCCATGTCATACCACCGCCTCGAAGCGGTAGTATTTTGGCAGCTTGACGATGTCGTAGTCGCGGCCCCGCCCGCAGCAGATGAAGCACTCACAATCGCCCTTCTCGCAGGCGGCGGTGTAGACCGGCGTCACGACATAGCGGTCGTCCGAAAGAAAAACGTCCAGGCACCGCTCGCATAGCGTCATGACCAACCAAACCACCCCCTTGCTATATTGCTAACTGCTTGCCCGCTTGTTGCGCCTCGGCAATCCATCTTTCTGCAATCTTGAAATAATCTGCGTCCAGTTCGATGCCGATGAAATTGCGGTTTGTGTTCACGCAAGCCACGCCTGTACTGCCTGAACCCATGAAGCAATCAAGAACTGTGTCGCCCTCTTTGCTTGATGTGGTTATGATGCGTGTAAGTAAATCGGTCGGTTTCATACAAACATGCTGTTTCCCGTTGTTGCGCTCGCTTGACCGCCAAACATTGTTATGACACGGGTCAAGGTTGTGCGTGTAGCGTAGGCTTTCGTACTCGCGGCGTAGGCTTTCGTACTCGCGGCGTAGGCTTTCGTACTCGCGGCGAAAAGCGTCCACCCCAAAGCGCCTTTGCAACGCCGCATAATTCTTTTTATCGGGTATGCGATATTCGTGCGTTGTGGGTTTTTCCCAGTAGCAGTAAGACGCTTTTATCCCCATGATACGGTCAAGTTCCGTTGCCGTTGCCCCCGTCTTTTTGCGCTCGTCTTTGAAATACTTTTGAAGCCCATAGAACGCCGGATTTTTCAGCACTTGGCTCAATCCTGTTTCATCTTGGAAGGTGTAGTACAGGCAATACTCGCAAGTGTTAAACCAACTCCGCAGGTTACTTGCTTCGCTCGGGTTCTTCCAAGACAACGCGCGAAAATCACCCTTGTCCCACACACAAAACGAATTGAACACAAACCGCGTATTCTGCCTAATCCACTCCATCAGTTGAGCAATCTGCACCATGTCATTGTGCCAGAAATAAAATGAGCCGTTATCTTTCAATAACCGCTCACACTCTTTCAGCCACTTCCCGCACCACTCAATATAGTTTGGTATCTTGTCCCACTTTGCCTTCCCGATGTTGTACGGCGGGTCTGTCAAAATTAGGTCAACGGATTTGTCGGGCATCGTCCGCATCAGTTCAAGGCAGTCGCCTTGCATTAGTTTCAGCATCTGCCCTCCCTAATGTGATTCGATTAGAAAAACCACCGATTCCCCAGCCGCCCAGCACCAGCGCCACCACAGCAGCCGCCATAATCAACAGATTTTCCATCGTTACCCCCGCCCCCCTTTGTATCCGTGCAGACAGCCCCGCCACTCTGAAAAGGTCTGCTCCCGCGCACATAAAAAAGCTCATAGCGCTCTCTCAAAAACTACATAAAAACACCGCCACAGAAGGACGGTGTTTTGCGATTACTGATCGTAGATGTGTTTCTTTCGCTTGTAGTTGCCGTTTCCTAATGGTTCCCAGTCTCCATCACGGTATTTTGTGGGCGTTGACTCAAGCCGGTATGCTTCGATCAGATCGAAGCGGTTATACTCATCTTTTGGGTACATTTCAACGTAAAGTAATGCGGTTTCTGCTTTGCAGTACGCTTTCCTTGTGGCTGTTTCGATAAATT